AAATATTGTTAAAACCAATTTTGCCATATACCGAAGCGTAATTTCTAGGGTCTGTATAATCAATTGTAAGGCTAGGGTTTTTATTTATAAAATCTGTTGTTACAATTTTGTTATTATCTCCTGTAGAAACGGGAGGGTTATTATTAATACCATAACTTTGTCCTCTGTCGGACTGATTAGCTGATGAATCATAAGATCCTGCAGAGTCTGCACCATATTGTGATTCAGCATCTGTTCTACCACCTGTTTTATAGTTTACTCTACCACCAAAGAAGTATCCAACCCTACCACCATCTGCATGAGAACCCATTGAATCTGACCCACCTTTATCACCAGGTGCATTTCCTCTACCAGCACCTGAAGGACCATCCATAAAACCACTATCATATCCTGCTTGATAGCCACCAGTATTAGACCCTTTATTACCTCGTGCCATATCTTGAACTGTTTTAGCTTCAGTAGTATTATAAAAATCTTGAAGTTCTTGTTTTTCTTTTTTTTGTCTATAAGCTTGATATGCTTTAGTAAGACCGAAAGCTACGGGATTCATCATAAACCCTAATACATTTTTAGCTATACCCATTTTACTAGTTATACCTGCATTTTCTTCTTCCTCATCATCATCACCTGGAGGACCTTCTCCACCACCGCCGTTATTTTGTGGTATGTATCCTGTTGAAGCAGGAGCTTGAGTCATGATACCTGAATTAGCATATGAAACAGGAGAACCATCTCCTTCATAACTTATACCTTCTGTAGGGATATAATCACTTTGTAAATATTTTGTTTGAGGAACAAATTTATCTCCAGCATTATAAATAGCTTGGTCTTTTGCATTATAAAACGCTACCATTATCTCATTCCTCCTGGTGCAATATCTAATCTAAAGGTACCGAGCTTCCAGTTTTCATTGGTTCCTGTGTTAGAAACTTTTAAGGCAACTGATCTTGCTCTAACTCTAGTGCTTTTAAAAGTAGTAGTTGCATCAATTGAAAAATCTGTGGTGATTGGTGTACTGTTTGGATACATTCTAGTTGTAAAACTAACTTGAGTGTCTCCTGTTTGGTTTATAAAATCTGGTATAAATCTACTTATTCTCATAACGTATTCACCGTCTCCTCTAATATCAGGTGTACCAACGGTTTGACCTGTATTACTTCTTTTTTGGGTAATATCAAAATCACCTGATAAAATATTTGCTTGGATAGCTGTAACAACACCACCAGCATTTACTTGATCGGTCCCTGTTTCCTGGTTATAGTATATCGTACTTCCGTCTGTGTTTCCAACTACATCAAATGAAGTATCATCACTGGGGTTATAATATGTTGCGTGTGGTCTGTCAAATACAGCTGAATCTTGCCAAGCAGCTCGAGCTAAAGTGCCTGTAGTCCAGATAGGTCTTTCAGCGGATGAATCCAAGTAGTTATACGTCACTACCCTATCCACAGCATCTGAACCATTGCTACAATAAAACCAACTAATTTCTCCAAATAAATTATTTAAACCTGAATTAATTAAATCTCTAGGAGTTGAGTTTATGTCGTCAAATACATAGTCCTCAACTAGACAAGGCATTGTCCTTAGTTGACCATCATAAGTAAAAAAACCATTCTCAGACATCCAGTACGCAGCACCATCTACTTCTCTACATGCATTTTTTCCAAATAGACCACAGTTAGTTCCTACTTGTTGAAAGGAAAAAGTAAAAGGTTGACCTACAAATTGCATCAAAAATAATGCAGTATCAGTCCAAACATAAATAGCATCCCTACCTTTAATAGCTCCTACAATCCTTGAACCATCCGCAAGTCTTTGTGTGCCGGCTGTATTCTCAGCTCTAACTGTATAAGCATCAGTACCATCAATATCTTCTTGAGAAGAAAATCTAATAAACATATCATCTTGAGTAGTAGGATCTCCAACAGTAGATTCAGTTCCAAAAAATACTAAGTGTCTGTCTGGAGTTGATACTAATACATGACGTGATGCTGTTGGCGCATTAGCTAACACATTTGCTCTAACCGATGTAGCACTGGGTCCAGCTGCGTCCCATTCAAAACATTTACCATTATAGATAAGTGCTATTAATTTTGTACCGTAGTTATCTAAAACCCATAATCCAGGATCTATGGTAAAGTCAGCAGATGAGGCATCGCCCCAAGCAACATAGTCTGAAATATTAGATACAGTAACCCCAGCGGTATGTGTAGTTTTAGTGGTACCATTTACACCCCTGGCTCCACCACTTAAGGTCCCTGTTCCCGTGTTATTATCTGTATAACTAATGTCCTCTGTACCTATTCTAATTTCTCCAGAAGCAGGAAACGCAACTGAAGAACCTAAAACAATTGTTGTAGTAGTTGTATCTGTTAAAGCAGTTGACAAAGTAGTGGTTGCAACACCTGATGCAGTCCCACCAAAATTTGCTGTACCCCATCCGTATCCACCTAATTGCTGTGAAGGTCCAACAGCATAGTAACAAAGAGCTGAAGCTGATCCAGAACTACTTAAAGGTGTTCCGGATTCATTAGTTGCCATTGTAATTGTAAAAGTATCAAAAGTTAGAGCCGAAGTAACTTCAAATTTTATGTCTTCAAAAGAAGCATTAGTAAAAGTAGACCCTGTCAAACCTGTTACACTATCAAACAAGACAATATCACCATCTATTAAACCATGAGCACCACTGGCTGTAATAGTTACAGTTGGTTGTCCTGAAACACTGCTAAAATTACACCCTGTCAAAGTTGTTCTTATAGGGTGGATATCATAGTAAGTTCCCCCAGAGTAAACATATAAAATTTTATTTGTACCTACCGCAGCGTATTTAATCCCTGAGTTATCATCCCAATGGTGGATAGCTCTTCCAGCTCCGGTTAATTTATCGTTACCCAATTGAGACCAACCCCCTATTTTTTCCGGAGTACCATATCTAAAACGTACATTATCACCATCAAACCATTGGCCCTCGGCCCCTGTTTCTGTGACTTGTTTATTGAATCCTGGTGCAAATCCTAGTTTTTGTAGCATATATAGCTTCTAACCTATTTTTACACTAGGGTAAATAGATAATATTTAGTACTAATCTTCTGGGTGCATTAGTGCAAGTGGTTCCAGTATGTTCTTGATGGGAGGGTATTGTTATTAATGTGTTTTCGGTGCTAGGACATTTTTCAGTCCCTATTCTAGAATATCCATCGTTTGTATTTATAAACAATATGCTAGACATAAATCTTTTATCATCAGAGTCAGGATGCATTCCAGTTTCAAGTACTTTTTCAGTTCTAAAATTTAAATTGGCCTTGATTCTTATTAAAGCGGCAGGATTTAATTTGTCTAATATAGGCATTAAAACATCAAAGTTTCCGGTTCTTAAATTCTCTTTAAAAAAAGTATGAGTAAACTGTGGTACCCAAGGGGCATCCGCTGTAGTTGAAAAATTATTCCAAAACCAATTAAGTGTTTCTGATTCTAAATAATCTTTTAAGACTTTAAAGTCTTTCTGTTTTAAATAATTATGTACGACCACCATGATAATCAGTAAAGTTCATGTTAATATTTACTCTAATATTTGTATCTGTTTGAGAAACACTACAATGTTTCATATTACCATCAAAAATAACTAATCTATTTGCTACAGATTCAACCTTTTGTCCATTTTCAAATAAAGTATAACCATTATTTGTATTAACTGAATAAATACCTACTGTATGAGAAACGTCATTCATATCAGTATGCATGGCTGTCTCTATGAACTTACACTTTTTAGTGTAAAGATTGACCTTAACTCTTTCAAGATAATTAAAATTCATTCTTCCTAAAAGTGGAGTAGCTACTCTATGAAAATAATTACTAGTTTGTTTTCCTTCAAAAAATAAAATATGACAAAAAAGAAAGTCAGAGGTATCTCCTTCATAACCCGTATCCCTTAAATAGTATTGAGGAAATTGATCACCTAACAATAAATTTTGAATATCATTCAAGATAGTTTTATCTTCAATAAAATTATCTATTATTTTTACTTTCATCAATCCTTAGCGCCTCCTCTTTTCTTTGTAATCTTAGCCGGGCGTATTTATTAAGTAAGTCGTCAATTACTTCTCTTAAAGATTCTATAACAATTTCTTGTTTCTCTATTGTTTCTTTAAATACTTTATTTAGAGAAACCTCACTTGCTAAAACACTTTTGTTAGTTAGTAGTGTTTGTTCTAACAATTCTATTTTTTCGTCTTTATTTAATGGTTGTTTCATATGATTACCTCCGTTAATCTTTCTTTATCTCCAATTGTACCTTTTACAAAAGTATTAAAAGATAAACTTACTCTAGTCTTATCACCTGTAACAATAGATACAGAGTGTCTTGTGCTCGAAGGAAATAAAATAATTGTACCATTTTTTACAGGTATACGCCATGAGCTTGAATTAAAGACATTATATTCTTCAATTGGTAAGTCCAGTTGATTGTGGCCCAGGTTATGAAAATCAATACAATCATTCTTATTAGTCTCAATATAAACTACTCCAGATAAAAGAGAATTAGGGTGACTGTGTTCGTGATGAAATGCTTGGGGATCTGTATAATTTATCCATGATTGTGTTATAAAAGGTTCAAAGGTTTTTTTTGCTTTTAAAACTTCAAATGTGTAGTTTTTAATATGATCTTCTAAAAGTAATTTTAAATCTATTAAATTTTCTATATCTAAAACATTTCTTTCTTTAGAATTTTTATTGCCTGTGTTTATTATTAATTCTTTATCTTTTTCAAAGATATATTCTTTTTCTTTTTTAGAAAAATCTCTTTCCATTTCCGCAATATATAAGGTCGTTGGAAATATAGGTGTTACAATTGGTTCTTTTATCATTAATTTACTTCTTCTGTTGATACTTCATGAATTCTTGTCCACGGTACAATTCCTATCATAGGTCTTCCATCATATTTTAGTTTTTCTGCGTTTGGGGAATTCTTATCATGATAATGCAAAAATACTTGAACACAATGATCACCTTGTAATGGCTCTCGCCAATGGGGTTGTTTAGTTCCATCATAAATTAAAATATCTCCGGGCGTCAACATGACTTTATGAGTTTGTTTGGTGTGTTTATCTTTTTTCAAATAAATAGGCCATTGATCTCCTCCTAAATTTAAAGTTAATGAAAATTTACAATTAGCTCTATCTCGATGGTATTTTAATTCACTATTCTTTTCATAAACTCTCATATATGAATAGTTTTCATATAACTTTATTCCAGTTTCTTTTTCTATTATTTTTTTTAAATATGGAAGCAATTGATCTAAGACACAATCACCATAAATAGCATAACATTTTTTAACTTGACCATCTCCAAAAACTCCCCAGTCTTTATCAAATATAGAAAGATATCTATTTTTAAATAAATATTTAGTAACTTCTCTTTTGCTCATACAATAATTATATAAAAATTTAGTTAGTTCTTTTCCAAGGACTTGTTTTATTACACTAAAATTATTTTTTTTAAATCCACTCATCTATAAGGCTTTCCTAAACTCCACATTACTAGACTATATCTTTCTCCATCAGTTACTGGCTGAACTCTATGCCAAGTAAAACTTGGAAAAACAACAATAGTTCCTTTTTTTCTACCATTTAAAAAAGTATAGGGTTTATTATCTTTAATATTATTTGTATTTCTAAAATCAAATTGTAAGTTACCACCTTTAAATTCAGATCCATCATTTAATAAAATACTGATTGATAATTTTCTTTGTTTTCCTAAATATTTAGGAGAACAGTTTGTTGTATAAGGTTTACCAAAATCATCACAGTGCCAGTCATAATGTTGGTTTAATTTATATTTGGTAAATTGAATATTCTCGTTCCAATCTATATCAAAATTCCATCCAGCTTCTTGATTAGCATTTCTTACAAAAGGTAGTACTAGATTATATAACCAAGGGTCATTAAACCATACAACAAATGAATCTCTAACATTATCAATTTCTTGTTGTGTTATATCTTTACTTTTACTTACACCTGCTTTATGTTCTTGACGAGTTTCTGCTTCTTTAATAATTCTATCACAAAGTCTATTGGGGATTGCCTTTTCATAAAAATAATAATTATTTTGAAGATTCATTTTTTATCTCATAATTAATGGCCATAGATATTCTTTCACATTTACTTTTAAAAGGACTCACAGTATGTCTTAAAGAATAAGGAAACATGAACATGTCTCCTTCAACGGGAGTAAAAGAGTGCATGTTTACATGATAAGGATGTGGCTCACCATACATGAACATCAATGCACCGGGACCGTCTCCTGTGCCCTTGAATTGTTTTATTTCCTCTAATAATTTTTTTGGTATATCTATAAAAATTACACTAGAAAAATCACACTCGGTATGTACGTGAACTGGATTATGCTCACCAGGTTTCATGTAATTAACCCAAGCACTTTTAGGTTTTAGCTCCGGTAAAACTCTATTGTACCAATTTTCATAGCAATGTTTAAAATAAAATAAGTAGGGCTCTAATATTTCTTTAGCTTTAAATCTATTAACTTCATACTCTCCTTGAATATCTGCAGCTAAAGTATGCCTGTAATCTTGTGAACTTTTTCCACATAAATTTTTTAGTTGTTTCAAATGTGAACTTTTAATTGTAGTTCTAAAAAGTACGGGTCCCCAATAATAATATTTAGCCTGTATTTCTCTCATATGTTTATTTATCAAATTTAAGAGAATAGTCAAGTGTTGATGGATGACATTTTAGAGATTGTAGAGAGTTATTAATTTCTGTTTGTTTTTCTAGAGGCAGAGATAAAATAAAACAATTAGTACTATATCTTTTTCCTTTAGTTACTTCATTAACTTGATGCACCCAAAAAGAATTTGCCGGAAATATCATTCCCTGACCTGGTTTTAAGTCTACGTCATGTTTATTATTAAAAAAACTAAATTGACCACCTTCAAAATTATCATTTAAAGCGATAGTAAAACTAGCATGACAGAAGTTATCCCAATCAATATGTGGATGTATCCAACCACCTTTTTCATAGCACATTAAACGATACATATGCACAAAGTTTAAATTTTGTTCAAGAGTTGAAAGATGTATACAATTAAGAGATTTTAAATATTCAATCCAAGACTTAATTATTTTTTTAGTGGCGTTATGAACTATTTTAAATGTTTCAGTCTGTGGTTGAAGAGAAACTCTATTAAAAGTAGACCATGTGTCTTTTCCAGTTATTGCGTGACTACAATGTTCTTTCTCAGCTTCTAATTTTCTATTTTCGTATTCTTTAATTAATTTATTACACTCTTCTGGTGTTAGTAAATCTTGTATGAAAATAAAATCTTTCTGTCTCACTGAGGAAACAGTATATCAAACTTTAGTCGATTTGTACAGTGCCTGTAACAGTCATATCGGCAACTGCATCACCACCATCATTAGTAACGGTATTTGTTCCTGGAGCAACTGTCACATCTGTGTGTGCAACTCCCGGCATTCTTATAATAACTCTTCCTGAGCCACCGGAACCAATCCCACCTCCACCAGTGTTGTGTTGACCACCGCCGCCTCCACCGAGACCATTTGTTCCATTTGCCGAAGCAGCTCCTCCGCCACCTGTTCCTCCGGATCCTGGTGGTTCTCCTTCGCCTGGATGACCACCGCCGCCACCACCACCTGCATAAGTTACAGCTGATCCTGAAATTGAGTTTGCTAATCCATTTGATCCATTATAAGTGCTTGCAGCACCAGACATTCCGCCACCGCCCCAGCCTCTTGTGCTAGGTGAGTGAGGACCGCCAGGTCCTGCTTTTCCCCAGCCTTTATAACCTTCTACTGGACTATAACCGCCTTTGTTTCCGGCACCTCCTTGATCTGAACTTGCATTTCCAGATGATCCGCCACCGGATCCGCCTGGATTTCCTGCACTACCAAAACCGCCTCCTTTACCACCTCCACTTGAAGATAGTGTGGTTTCAACGGCTAATGATGAATTTCCACCATCAGCATCAGAAGCACCTGTTCCAATAATTACATTGTATGAAGTGCCTGCAATCATTTCTAATTTTGTTCCGCCTGGAAAAGAAGTTCTAAATCCACCAGCTCCTCCGCCACCAGCTTGTGGGGAACTTCCCCCGCCACCAGCAGCTATAACTAAATAATCTACTTCATAAGTAGCAGCTCCTGCGCCGCCAGATCCAAATCCTAATACTCTATATCCAAACATAATTAACTTTTCTCCTCCCACTGTAAATCATTTTTATTCCAATACCAAGGTTTATTGTCCCAATCTACGGTATCTTTTAAACCACCCCATGTTACTTCTTCTTCTGACCAGATAATTCTCCAATCTTTAGTAGAACCATCTTTAGCTGTATATGTAGTAATGGTTGGATAAGTAACCGGTGCATCCCATTCTCCATTTGAATTATTTAATGTCCAAGATGGAAAAGGTTGAGGGTCTACAAACCAATCATTAGTAGCATCATAAATTCCACCTGGAACTGCTTGTCTTTGTCTAAACTCTCCTGAATCAGAATAAGATTTGTATCTATTTCCTCTTTTAACTACAGAAGCTATATATTCTTCACCTTTAACATTAGTCGGATCATCAGCGAGAGTTCTACCATCACCTATTGGAATATCATCGCCTGCAGCGATTAAGTCCATTACTTCATAGGTTGTCCAATTAAGTTCTGCAAAATTTATTATAGCCAACTTTAACCTCCTTACGCGTCATTAGCTGCATCAGTAGTAAAGAATATTTTAATACCAGTTAAAAGAGCATCTGCTGTTAAAGTATCTCCTGACACGTCTCTAAATATTGCAAAAAATGTTTCATCTCCTACTGCAGGTGAACCTGCAATAGTGATTGCACTTGATTCAGCTCCAACATCTAAATCATAAGCAGTTCCGCTGTGTGCTTTAGCTGTTCCTTGTGCTGTCCCAAAGTCTACACTTATTGGATCGTTGTCTGAAACAGTAATACCTTTAAGCATAAATAATGCTGTACCAGTATTTGTAGTGTTTGCTGTAAAGAAAGGTTGAAAAGTTATTGTTCCCTCATTCCATGATTTAGGGAAAGCAATAGAGAATTGTGCATACTCATCTGTATCTTTATCAAAAGCTATTGCTTTTAAAACGGG